ACCGGCAGCGACAGCCAGCGCACCATCATCATCTTCTGGTGGACTGAACGCATTTAATGTAGGAGGCTCTTGATTGTCCTTCCTTCTTTTGATTTCGAAACCGAATAATTCTGCCATATTTACTCCACGTATCTCAAATATGAGAGGGCCAGCAAGTGCTGGCCCATCTACTTATATCACTATATTTTACGTGTTGCTGAGGTAAAAGTCAACAGCTCGTAAGTTAAGCAGCTTTAATTGCGTCGATAAGACCAGCTGAGAAGTAATCTTTATACTTCGCGTAAAGACTTTGTGTCGCTTCTTTGAACTTAGCAGTTTCTGCTTCAGAGAAGTTTACAACAGTCTTACCATCTGTCTTAGCGCGCTCAATGGTTTGCTCTGCATCAACTAATGACTCAGCTCTCTCTAAACGAGCAGACATGAATGCTGCATCGCCTACGATTTCTTTAGTCTCAGCATCTAATGCATTCCAGAAATCGTTGTTGATAACGATTGTTGTAAGGAATAAACTATGTGCTGTGTTGTTGATGAAATCACAAGTCTCTGATTGACCCATTGAGTAGTAACGTGGGTAAGTAGATTCACCAGCATCAATAGAGCCAGATCCTACACCTTCTGCTACATCTTCGATAGCCATTTGTACTGGTTCAGCACCGATTGCTAGGAATGTATCCATTGCAACTGGAGTTCTTTCTGAAACACGTACCTTCACACCAGCAAAATCTTCTACAGATTTGATTGCTTTACTAGCAGGAACCATACGGAAACCACCAGAATATGTGAATGCTAGACCTCTGATATTAGAGTTTTTAGCAACGCCTGCCATTAAATCCTGGCCGATAGGACCTTCTAAAACACGAGTAGCGTGTGCGTGGTCTTCGAATAGGAATGGCATGTCAAGTGCGTGGATATCTTTATTGTAACCGCCTAATTCAGGTGTGTAAAGTTGTGACATTTCAATATCACCTCTTTCCATACGCTCAGCGATTTCATACTTAGATACCTGTACACCATTATTATAACGCTCAGAATAATCTGAAATCGTCATTACTTCGATCTTTAATTTGCCGTTAGTTGCAGCTTCTACCTTCTCAGAGAAAGCATTTGCAGCGCGTAAAAACAAATCAATTGGTTCATGGGCGATAACCCAACGTACGTTTTGTGACATTTATAGTCTCCTTTCTTTCACTTATTTCATTAAACCGTTAACTACCACCAGCATTACCAGTTGTTCCACCAGTTACTTCCCACCAATCGTATGCGAATGTTACTGTGAACTCTTCAATCTGGTCTTGAGCACTCCAATCCAATGCAATCGCTGATACTTCAACTGGGAAAATACCGTTAAATGTATATTCACGAATAGGCGCACCAGTCTTAGAATACTGTACTACTTGAGCCGATGATTTATATAGTAGTGGTGACGCAGCACCAAAACCTCTTAAGTTACCTTGTAGTGAGTTGATCTGGTTTGACCACTCTTCCATTGCGTTACGAATCAAGAAGTCTTCATCGTTGATGATTTGAACTTGCCATTGACCGAATTGACGGTCGCCAGCTAGTCTTACTCGACGACCGAAGTATGGTACTTCGATCACGCCAAGTGTAGCTTCTGGAATATTCGTTGCACGACACATGAAAGGCACTTTAATATCAGCAACCGAGTTAGCCGGGTTGTTCATAGTAACTTGGAAAAGTGTACTACGAGCACCGCCTAATGTAAGTTGTGATCTAATGTCGTTTACATTAAAAGCCATTTTATGTTCTCCTGTATCCTATCCTATTTATTAGAAATTACCAACGACTTCGGAGAACTCGACACCAGTTCTTACAGCAACAAAGTTCAGCTGGATGAAGTTAATTGACTTCGCCGGCTTGATGTAGATGTCACCAATAAACTCATTGCGGTCAATGACCTCTGCAGTGTTATTAGTTTCATCAACAACCACTTTATATGCGTAAATACCACGTCGACCCTGAACATCGCGCAAGAATGGATCAACCAAATTCTTGAACTGAGCTCTTGTAAACTCATCGTTAAATTCGAATAGAGTTGTTTGAGCTGCTCTCGCAATCGCTTTTTCAAGTACGATAAACAATCTTCTTACGTTGATTCTATCGAATGCACTAGGACGATTCAACAATGTCTTATCACCGAACATTACAGTACCTTTACCAGGGAATGTAACAATTGGGTTAACAGAGTTCTTGTAGAGAACGTCGCGTTCTGCTTTATTAGGGTTATAAGACAGACGAACAATGTTCTTGATCTGACCACGGCTGAAACCAGCAGGTGAGAACCAAGGATCTCTAGTTGAGTCTGTGTAAACCGCCAAACCAGCGATATCACCATTCAATGGAATGTTACGATATACATCGTTGTACTTGTCGTACATATATTTGTAACCTGAATCCATTACAGCATAAGATGATGAACTTAGACCTGATTTGAATTCTAAGATATCATCAAGCTCGTTACCTTCGTTACGAACAACGTCTGGTTGAGCTGGTGAAATGAATGCAACACAATCTTTACGAACTTCACAGATGTTATCGATAATGTAGTTAGCAAGTTGTTCGCCGTTTGTACCACCACGAGCCTTACCTTGCATTACTAACGATACATCTACGTCTTCAGCTGAAGTGAAGAAGTCGTAACCACGAAGTAGATCCGCCATTGCGATATCTGATTCGTCTAAACCGTCTGTACCACCTTCGAAGACATCAACCATCGGAACAACATTTGTGGAAGCTGCTAGTGTTGAAGCTCCTGCTGTAGTTGCGCCTGAAACATCATTCAGTGCCCACATCCACTTAGAACCTGTATTAATAATGTTCTTATAGTAGTTTGTTGCACCATCTTCTGTTTTAGCATTAGTTGATCTTGAAGCTGCTTCGTATACCTCTAGGATTGTACCAGGAACACCTGTAACACTACCATTCTTATCAGCAACAACAACATGAACCTCATCAACACGAGTTGGTTGATCCGGATTAGTTGATTGATAATATGAAGTACCTGGAGCTGAATCTACTACATCGTAGTATTTCCAACGTCTCTTAAGATCTGTTGTAGTGTAGTTTGTGCTCAATTTATACTTTGATGCCATTGTGATATCAAAGAAAGCGTGAGTTGCATTTGAGCTGTTATTACCTACAGATGCTACTTGTAGAGTGCTAGTACCAATAGTATTGTTACCTAATACAATATTATCTGAAACGATAAACTGATCTTTAACTGTATCCAGAGCTGTTGCAACCTGTGTTAAGTTTGCACCACCCATTGCAATACGAACAACATTGTTACCGACTTCAGCTGTCATAGAAACAGTGTTAGAAGTAATGTAACCATTGATTGTAGTATTGGTTGAAGGAGCTGTTAGATCAATAGTAGATTCATATGCAGTAGCACTATCACATTGAGAAATCTCTAAACTGTTACCTAATTGACCTGGCCATTTAGCCATGTACGATACAGTTGTGTTGTTAGTGTATGCACCAGATGAACGCTTATTGTCGTAGTCTTCTTGGTTTTTAGCAGTAAATGTCAAACGATCAGACATACCAGCAACGTTAGCAGTTGTTGTTACAATCGCGTTAAGTGCTGAGTTAGTTGTGTTTGAATCCGTGGTATTAGCTGTACGCACCACATATAGGCTGTTGCCATATGTTAGGAAGCTGGCAGCTGTGAACCATGTTTCTTTATTTTTTTGGCTAGGCTTTCCGAAACGCTCTAACAATGTTGACTCTGAATCAACAAGAACGCGCTGATCGACCGGACCCCAAGCGAAAACGCCAGCGATCGCACCTTCTGTGCTAGATACTGCAGGCGCAACAGTAGTCAGATCAATTTCAGAAATATTAACGCCAGGACTTACTTGAAATGGCATGTTGGTCTCCCCATTAACGAGTTAATTTAATCTTTATCATACTCTGAGGTTATTTATAAATTCC